AAGAAATTATAAGTAATAATGTCTTCAAAGATTTGGAAGCTGAATTAAGATTCACCAACTGGAGACAATAATAATGAACGTGAATTTAATCGGAGTCACGAAACCAAGTGTAATAGAAGATTGCCACACGGCAGGAGATTTAGTAGCTTATTGTGCTAGAGTTAGTAACCCTAGTAATCAAAACAATAAAGAAACTGCTCCTAAACTGTTAAGGTATTTGATAAAGAACCAACATTGGAGTCCATTCGAGATGGTTTCTATTACAATGGAGATTACAACTACTAGAGATATATCTAGACAGATTATCAGACATCGTAGTTTTAGTTTTCAAGAGTTTAGTCAACGATATGCTGAGGCTGAAGAGCTTATTTACGATAGGGAGACACGTCTACAAGATGAGAAAAATAGACAGAACTCTATCGAGACTGATGATGTTCCACTAGATAGAGAGTGGAAGACATTACAGGATGTTCTCGGTCATGATGCCTTGAAAAAATATAATAAGGCATTAAAGTTAGGTATAGCAAAGGAACAGGCAAGGGCTTTATTGCCTGAAGGACTTACTAAGACTACTCTTTATATGGCAGGTACATTAAGATCATGGATACATTATTGTCAACTGAGGATGGGTAATGGCACACAGAAGGAACATGCTGAGATTGCCAAAACCTGTTGGGACATAATTGGAACACATTTTCCAGATGTAATAAAAGCATTTGAAGAGTAGAAAGAAATGGCAAAAGCAGAATATTTAGGAATACAAATTGATTATGATCGTGATGAACTCTTTGATCAATTAGGTTTACAAAGATTACGAGAAAGTTATATGATGGAGGAAGAAAAATCTCCACAGGAAAGATTTGCATTCGTGAGTACTAATTTTGCAAGTAATCCAGAACACGCACAAAGATTATATGAGTACAGTAGTAAGCATTGGCTATCCTACAGTACTCCTATTCTATCTTATGGTAGAAGTAGACGTGGTATGCCTATATCATGTTTTTTAAATTATATTAACGACACAGCGGAGGGTTTAGTTGAAAACTTATCAGAAACAAATTGGCTTTCTATGCTTGGTGGTGGTGTTGGTATTGGCTTTGGCATTAGATCTTCTGACGATAAGTCTACTGGCGTCTTGCCTCATCTTAAGACTTATGACGCCTCGTGCTTGGCATACCGTCAAGGGCGTACTAGACGGGGTAGCTATGCTACTTACCTTGATATTAGTCATCCAGATATTTTAATGTTCCTTGAAATGAGGAAACCAACAGGCGATCCAAATATGAGATGCCTTAACTTACATCACGGAATTAATGTTACAGATAATTTCATGCGAATAATTGAAACCTGTATGACAGATCCTGATTGTGATGATGGTTGGAACTTAACAGATCCTCATAGCGGTTTAATTAAAGAAACTGTATCTGCCAAAGAACTATGGCAAAGAATATTAGAAATGAGAATGGAGACAGGAGAACCTTACTTACATTTTATTGATACAAGCAACAGAGAGATGCCTGAATTCCAAAAGGATTTAGGTTTAAAAATACATCAGAGTAATTTGTGCTCTGAGATTATTTTACCTACGAATGAAGATAGAACAGCAGTATGTTGCTTATCATCAGTTAACTTAGAACACTATGATTCATGGAGTAAGAATCCACAATTTTTAAGAGATGTTGCTGAGATGTTAGATAATGTCTTACAACATTTTATAGACAAAGCTCCAGATGAGGTAGCAAGAGCTAAATTTTCTGCCTCACAAGAAAGGAGTATAGGTGTTGGTGCATTAGGTTTTCATGCGTACCTGCAAAAGAATAATATTGCATGGGAAAGCAGTGAAGCAAAAGGTGCCAACTTGAGATTATTTAGACATATTAGGACTAAATTAGATGAAGCAAATAAACAACTTGGAGATGAAAGAGGAGAAGCTCCAGATGCTAAGGGACGAGGGCTTCGTTTTAGCCATGTCATGGCTATTGCTCCTAACGCTTCCAGTAGTATTATTATGGGCAACACTTCGCCATCTATTGAACCGTTTAGAGCTAATGCTTACAGACAAGATACCTTATCGGGTGCTTACCTCAACAAAAATAAGTACTTGGACAAACTCATTAAAGAGTACTGTGAACAACACCCGAGAACAAATTATGACGAGGTTTGGTCGTCAATAATAAGTAATGATGGCTCAGTACAACATATAAAACAGTTGAGTGATCAACAGAGAGAAGTATTTAAAACATCTATGGAAATAGACCAGAGATGGATAATAGAACATGCAGCAGACAGACAGGAATTTGTAGATCAGGCACAAAGTTTAAATTTATTCTTTAGGCCAAATGTAAATATTGCCTATTTGCATGCTGTACACTTTTTGGCATGGAAAACAGGAGTAAAAACGCTATACTATTGTCGTTCAGAAAAACTTGGCAAAGCAGATAAAGTATCTAAACGAATTGAAAGAGAGATTATACAAGAATTAGATATGGCTGATTTGGCTGACGGTGAATGTGTAGCTTGTGAAGGCTAATGGAACAAGATTTAACACCTCTTGCACGATTTTATTATGACTATATAAAACCCTGGCACGAATCCGATAAAACAATTGGAGTCATTATGTCAGGTGGTTTTGACAGCGCTGTATTATGGCATATGGTTTATGAACAATGCCTAAAACACAAAGTTAAAATTAAAGCATTTACTGTACCTAAACCGGATGGTTCTATTCTCTACGCAAATAGAGTATTAGAAGAATCTTGTAAGTATTTTGGAACTAAAAGGATACATACAATACCTGTTGGTCCAGTAGATAAAAGTAATAGGGAACCAGATGATGAAACATTAGTATTCTGGTTGAATAAAGGAATTAGAGAAGCTTATATAGAACAAGGTGCTGATGTTATGTTTTTAGGTACAAATCCATTTGCAGATGACATATTAGAATGGTCAAATGAATTACCTAAAGGCAGAGTATTTGCCTCAGGAACAATTTATGAAGATATAATTAAAATGCCTTTCGAGAAACTAACTAAAGAATGGTTGGTTAGAATAGCATACGAGGAAGGTAGACTTGAAGCTCTTTCAGAAATAACGCATACATGTACTATGCAACCTAGAGGAAGATGTGGAGAGTGTTTTTGGTGTAAGGAAAGAGATTGGGCGTTTAGTAAAGCAGGTTATAAAGATATAGGGAAAGAATAATGGCAAGACCAAGGAAACCGAGATTAACAGAAGAAAGAGATTATTTTAAACCGTTCAGTTACCCATGGGCATATGATGCGTGGTTAAAACATGAACAATCACATTGGTTACATACAGAAGTACCAATGGTAGAAGACGTAAAGGATTGGAAAGAGAAATTAACTGATCCAGAGAAAGCATTTTTAACTAATATATTTAGATTCTTTGTACAAGGAGATATAGATGTAGCAGGTGGTTATGTAAACAATTACCTACCTTATTTCCCACAACCAGAAGTTCGTATGATGTTATCAGGATTTGCTGCTAGAGAGGCATTGCATGTTGCTGCATATGCACATTTAATAGAGACTTTAGGTATGCCTGAGTCTACATATAGTGAGTTCTTAGAGTATCAAACAATGGTAGAAAAACATGAATACTTTATGAAACTTGCAGGTGCAAATGGAACAGAGGAATCAGTAGCAGCTAATATTGCAGCGTTCTCAGCATTTACAGAAGGCATGCAGTTATTTAGTTCTTTTATTATGCTACTAAACTTTCCTCGTCATGGCAAGATGAAAGGTATGGGACAAATTATTACTTGGTCTATTGTAGATGAAACAATGCACGCAGAGTCTATGATACAATTATTTAAACAATACATAAGAGAGAACAGACACTTGTGGAAAGACAAGTTAAAGAAAGATATATACGACATCGCAGAGAAGATGGTCGAACTAGAAGAAAAATTTATTGACACTTGTTTTGCTATGGGACCTATGGAAGGTTTAGAAGCAGACGAGGTTAAAAAATATATCAGATATATAGCTGATAGAAGACTTATAAGTATGGGAATGAAGGGTATCTTTAAAGTAAAAAGAAATCCTTTACTGTGGGTAGAAGAGATGATTAATGCTCCTACTCATACAAACTTTTTTGAAAATAGAGCTACTGACTATGCCAGGGGTGCTCTACAAGGTGAATGGCAAGAGGTATGGGCATGAATGAAGAATCGAAGGTAGCGTGGAGACGCCACCCAAACGATTTACTAAAGTTACATGAAAACGGTCTGATAAGTAGAAATGTAGAAACAGACAAACCATTTAAATGGCAGAACATTGAAAGTGAAGCCTGGTTTGAAAAGATAAAAGAAGTAATAGGAGAAGATTGGTACTATTACAATTCAGACGTTACATTATCATATCAATATGATGAACTAGGTTTTAGAAATCATGAGTTAATGTGGAAGAATTTAAATGATTATCCACCTTCCTTTAGACCATATGGTTTAGTTACAGGAAGTTCTATTACAGAAGGTTCAGGTATGTTTTTCAATGACCTGTGGTGGAGAAAGTTTAGAAAGACTCCAATGTACAATATGGCATTGGCAGGTATTGATACAACTATTATAGCATATAACTTAGGTGCATTTTTAAGACAGTATCCTAAACCAGACTTTGTTATAGTATCATTACCAATAACCACATACAATTACTCTTTAAAGAGTGAGAGTAATATTGTTAGAAACTTAGGACCATGGGTAAAAGCATTAGACACTAATCCAGCATATGGACACTTCCTAGATGGTCGAAGAGAGATAGAAGCAGACAAATGGTCAAATGCTATTGCCATTGAAAACATAAAAAATATTTGTAGATCATACGATATTCAATTATATTGGATAGATCACAATAGTACAGTTAGAGAGAACATACATCCAGACTCTCCATTGTACAACTCTATAACATATACTGATAAGGTTATATGTAAACCAAATCCATATCATTGGGAAGCAGATAGGAATATGGAGCAAGTATATGCTAGATTAACACAGGGTGAACCATGGAAGGACTTTAAAAAACCACATGCAAGAGATGGCATGCACCCTGGGGCAGATTGGCATTTAGAATTAGCAAATGAGATAAGAGAAAAGTGGCTGATAGAATAAAGAAGAGAAAAGAATGCACAAATTGCGAGGCAGTATTTAATGTCTCGCACGAGTTAGACCCTCAATACTATATTATTGAGTACTGCCCTTTCTGTGGTCATGAGATTGAAGAAGAAGAAACTTTTGAATATATTGATCCGTTTGAAGAGGAGTATAATAATGGTTAAGGTTAATGTTAAAGACGTAGGAGGTTTCATTGTTAAAAATGATGAACGATATGTTGTTAAGGACAATACACATTTAAAAAATCTAGTGTTAAGTAGCACAGACTTAAACCCTGGTAGGCAAACATCAGGACACAATCACAAAGGACAAGAAGAAGTTTATATATTTACTGGTGGCAATGGTAGAATGTTGTTAGGTGACTATGGACTAATACCTGGAGACCCAGAGGTACTTACAATAAACAAAAATTTTAGAGTCGATGAAGGTGATATAGTTTTAATAGAAGATGGCAAGTATCATCAAGTTATAAACGATTCAGAAGGAATGTTATCTTTTGTATGTGTTTTTGATGGGGGCAGGAATCATTAAGATGGATAAGCCTGTAACGCATAAGCGATACATCAAAAACCCAGATCAATACAAATATGCTTCGGGTTGGTGGCCGAACGCTAACTCAGAAAGCAAAAGTGGGTACCGAAACTGGCCTAATGGTGAAAGCGATTGGTGTCCTGCTGATACAAAAGAACTTTTTGAGAAGAATAGACAAGCAGCGGTAAAAGAAGGTTGGACTGAACACAATGTAAAATACAAAGTTAACAAGTATGGTTTTAGACATCATGAGGAATTTCGTGAGGATAGAAATAGTTTTGTTGCTATAGGTTGTAGTAACACATTTGGTATAGGTGTAAACTATGAACAGTCATGGCCTTATTATGTTTCAAAAGAATTGGGTTTGAATCCTATAAACCTAGGACAACCTGGAGGTAGTATTCAGGCCTGTTATAGAGTAGCTAGAGAATGGATACCTATTATAAAACCTAAGGTTGTAATGTGGTTTGTACCAGATCCTGCTAGAAGAGAATTATTTGTACTGAAAGGTAGTGAAGTACCTAAAAGAGATCAGAATGTAGCGCCAATTCAAGTTAGTCATTGGCAAAGGGATTTAAAATTAAAAAATTATTGGGAAACGGTAAATGAATGTGAAAGTGAAACAATAATGCACAAACGAGCATATTATGATGCAATGGATCATGTATGTAGAGATACAAAACTTGGAGTGATAAGAATTCCTGTAACTATGCAAGGAACTTTGCATAACCCAGGTGAAGGTGAAATGGGTAATCCTGATACCTCTTACTGTGCAAGAGATATGATGCACCCTGGACCTAGAACACACAGGGAGATAATATCACCATTATTTTTAGATGCATATAGTGCCTTATAAATACTACTATGGCAAAGAAACAACCTAAAAAGCATAGAGTATATTGTACCTACTTCCCAGATGGAAGATATTATATAGGGTATTCATGTAAAACTGATAAACAGTTTGAAAAGTATTTTGGTAGTTCAACTATTGTAAAGGAACACAAAGAGGAATTGGAAAAAGAAGTTATAGCAGAATATACAAGTAGAGCACCTGCAAAGATACAAGAATTTTTATTGCAATGGCAACAACGAAATGACCCTAATTGTATTAATGATATGCTACATGTAAGATTACGAGCTAGCCATTTAAAAGAGTTCGAGGAAATTAAATGGAGTCCTAAATGTTAGAAAGTAGAAGTATTACATTTATAATAGGATTATTATTTTCAGCACTTGCTGTTTCAGCAGTCGCTGCATACTTTTCTATTGTAGGATTAATGGCAATATTTAATGGTTTGCCACTATCAATTCTATGGATGGGTATTGTTTTGGAGATAGCAAAACTCGTCACCGCCTCTTGGATTTATCAGTATTGGTCCAGAGTAAAGTTTTTAATGAAAACTTATATGGTTACAGCAGTAATAGTACTGTCAATAATTACGTCTATAGGGATCTTTGGGTTCTTATCTAAAGCACATATAGAGCAGTCTGCTAATACAGGAGATGCTTTTGCAGAAGTACAAAGGATTGAACAGTTAATAGATAGGCAACGAAACAAAATAGAGGTTGCCGAGGAAAGAATAGATAGAATAGAGGCAGGTGGTAATTTAGATGTAACTGAATCCATAAGACAACAAGAAGAAATACGAGATACGGCATGGGAAAGAATACAAGGCGATATAACATACGCCGAGGAACAAATTGAGTCTATTAGGTCAAGTTTGGATACAGATATAGCTCAAAAACAGCAAGAACTTGCAGAATTAGACGCTATAGTAGCATCTTATACGACCCAAGGTACTACGGGTGGAGCATTTAATAGAACAGATAATGTAGCAAAGGGTATTGAAGTAAGGGAACAACAAGAACCACAAAGAGCTTTAATAAACGAACAGATACAAGAGTTAAGAGCATATGCTGAACAACAAATAGCAGGATATCGTAACCAAATAACACAATACAGAGCAGATACACAATCAACAATAGATAGTGCCAACGAGGAAATAAACAGATTACGAGATCAAGAAACATCTTCACAGGATACAAAAGACGCACAAATAGATTCTATTCAGGCAACAATAGACGATGCTTATACACAAATAGAAGAGTATAATGCTACATTGTTTGATAAGAGAGCTATTGTTAGAGATTTAGAGAAAGAAGTAGGTCCTATTAAATATGTGGCACAATTAATATATGGAGATGATTCTGCTAGTAGTATAGACTCAGCAGTTCTTATATTAATAATGTTGCTTATATTTGTATTTGACCCACTTGCTATTGTATTAGTTATTGCTGCTAACCTAAGTTTAAAAGAGCGTAAGGGAGAAATAATAACACCTGTACATTTAGAAGATGATGTTGTTGAATACAAAAAAGAACCTGATGTACAACCTGTTGAACATTCAGATCCAGTTAATGCTGGAGAAGCTTATGAACCTGACTTGTCTAAAAATGCACAAGTACAAAAAGAATTAAATGAATTACATGACGTTGAACCTGAAAAGAATTGGGTTAGCGATAAGTATGGGAGTGAGTCTGCTATGGACCCTAAGAAGGAAGTAGACTTACAGTGGTTAATAGATAAAAAATTAAAGGATAAAGAATAATGCCTAATTTAGAAGAAAAAGACTTTGAGCCTAACAGAAATAATGACGAGTGGAGATCTAGAGTAGTAGATCATTTACAATCTGGTTATGGTTTGTTTACATTCCAGAAAGCAGATGGTAGTATTAGAGAAATGAAATGTACATTGAAACATGATGACATACCTGAAACATCTAATCTAAAAAGTAACTCTAAACCAGGGCAACTTGTAGTTTGGGATTATGAAGTAGAGGGTTGGAGAATTGTTACATTTGAAAAAATTCTATCGTGGATTTCGTTAGGACCAAACAAAGACAGACCCGAAAACGAACAAACCTGGGCCAGAGAATAAAATAAATGGTCCTCTAACTTCTTGACCTTAAGTTCACTTGGTCTTATAATTACTAATATGAAACTTAAGGAAGACCTATCATGGCTAAAAAGAAACAACGAAGTCCTTATCTTATTAAGGAACCTAATTGGGCTAAGCACACTCTTGCAGAGTCCGAAGAAGATAAAAAACAAGCATGGGAAAATTGCTGGTATTTTATCCATTATGAAATAAGTTCTAAAGAATGTTACAACTCATTCCGTCATTGGACTAAGACACATTCTACTTGGACTAAAGAGGAAAGGAAGAAAGTTCTGGAAGCACCAGACTATGCTTACTTATCCATATCTGAATATACCTATTTCCATAGTAAAGTAGGGTTTATGACTCCACAACAGGAAGAGTATATTTACAGTAAATACGATTACTTCTTACAGACAGCAGAAAAGAAAAAGGCAGAGAAGGTTAAGGCGGTAGAACGAAAGGTTGTACCAATTAGACAAGAACTAAGTCTTTTTATGGGTGCTGTTGATGAAGCAATTGATAAACTAACTACAGGTAAAAAGGTAACTGATAATCTGCTTGCTAGTGTTAAACTAAACAAGGAAGAAGCTGCACAAGCACATAAAGAGATTAGTGTTATATTAGATGAATTTAAAGAACTTGTAAGAGTTCGTAAAATTAAGGATAGAAACGATTGGGACGACCAACTTGTTGAAGGATATTCACATCTTAATACACCTAACACAAGGAAACTTATTGATTGGTTAGAAGCAATACTACTTGCTCTAATGGAAAGCAGTCAGAGGAAAACACCTGTTAGACGTAAGAAAGCACAAGATCCTAGAAAGATAGTAGCACGTCTAAGACACTTACAATCTGATAAGGACTTAGGTATAGCGTCTGTGAACCCTGTAGATATATTAGGTAGTTCAGAGGTATGGGTGTACGACACTAAGCGCCGTAGACTAGGGCTATATAAGTCTAAGGGTGATGGTGGACTAGGTGTTAAAGGCACTTCTATTACAGGATACGAACCTGATTTGTCATATGAAAAGACATTGCGTAAACCAGATGAGCAACTTCAACTTATAATGAAGAAGTCTAAGAACGCTTTACATGATGTCGTAGGTAAGATACGAGGTAAACAAATGAAAGTTAAAACTCGTATTAATCCTAATATGTTATTGCTAAAGGTACAGTAATGGTTTATATATTTGATGTGGATGGGACATTGACCCCATCAAGAGGAACAATAGAGCCTACATTTAAAGACTTCTTTATGGACTTTGCTAAGAATAACAATGTTGTTCTAATCACAGGTAGTGATAAGGCAAAGACAATAGAACAATTAGGTGAGGATTTATATAATACTTGTTCACGAGTATATAATTGTAGCGGCAATGATGTTTATACAGGTAATGTACAATTAAAATCTAAGAAGTTTACATTACCTGAGGAAGAACATAATTGGTTGAGTATTGAACTGATGGATAGTAAATTTCCATTACGAACAGGACTACACTTTGAACACAGAAATGGCCTGGTTAATTTTAGTATTGTAGGCAGGAATGCTACACTAGCAGAACGACAACTTTATGTTAAGTTTGATAAAAAGCATAAAGAACGAGAACGAATTGCTGGTAAGTTTAACCAAATATTTAACAATAGAACTTGTGCATTTGTTGGTGGTGAAACAGGAATAGATATATTTGCAAGAGGTGGAGACAAATCACAAATATTAGCGGACTATCAAAATGAGATAGATGAAATAAGATTCTTCGGTGATAGATGTGACCCTTTAGGTAATGATTACCCACTTGCTATATTATTAAAACCAGAACAGGTTAATCATGTTACAGATTGGAAAGATACCTGGGACAGATTATGTCATGATACAGGAGAGATACCGCAATGATAGTAGTTGATTACAATCAGACTGCTATAGGTTCTTTTATGGCAGAGATAAAAGGGAAACCTAATCCTCAGGTTAATCTACCTTTACTTAGACATATGGTTTTAAATACTATTAGATCATACAATAAGAGATGGGGTGATGAGTTTGGTGATATAGTTATTGCATGTGATAACAGACACTATTGGAGACGTAAGTATTATCCTCATTATAAAGCAGGCAGGAAGGCCACTAGAGAATCTAGTGGTATGGATTGGGGAGAGATATTTACAGCATTAAATCTTATACGAGATGAGATATCAGAGTACTTACCTTATCCTGTTATAGATGTAGATGGTGCTGAGGCAGATGATGTAATAGGAACATTAGCAGAGTATAGTCAAACAATAGGAGAGTCAGGACCATTATTTGCAGATGAGATTATACCAGATCCTTTTTTAATTATATCAGGTGACCACGACTTTAAGCAGTTACAGAAGTTTCCTAATGTAAGGCAATGGGCACCTGCACAAAAGCGTTGGGTAAAAATAAAAGGACCTGCAGATCAAGTTTTAATGGAACATATTATTATAGGTGATAAAGGTGATGGTATCCCTAACATGTTATCAGACGATGATGTGTTTGTAGAGGGTAAAAGACAGCGTCCTATCCGTAAGGTTTTGTTAAATGAATGGAAAACATTACCACCACAAGAGTTCGTAACAAGTGAAACAGCACATGGTTACACTAGAAATAGTATGCTAATAGATTTAACCAAAACACCAGAAGATATAAAAGAAGCTATTATAAATAGTTTTGTCTCCCAACAAGGAGGCGATCGTAATCAACTCTTGAATTATTTTATTGCAAATAAAATGGATAGATTGATTGATGTTATTGATGATTTTTAAAAGGAAGTAATATGTTAAAAAAATCACTTTTTGTAATGATGTTATGTCTCGCACCATTCAGTGCATACTCATCTCCAGAACTATCAGGCTCTATCGGTTTGGGTTCTGATTATGTGTGGAGAGGAGTATCTCAGAATAATGGCGACCCAGCACTATCAGCAGGTTTAGAACTAAGTAATAACGGCTTTTATGTTGGTGCATGGACATCACAAGTAGATTATGGCGATGACGCTAGTGTAGAATATGATTTCTACGGAGGTTATAGCACAAGTTTATCTGACCTCGTGTCTATTGATGTAGGTTTAATCCAATACAATTTCGATGGCGACGATAATGCTTCTGTTGAAGAAGTATATATTGGTGGCTCAATCGGTATATTTGGTGCAACTTACTACCGTGATCTAGATAACTCAGACAACGAATTCGTAAATGTAACAGTAGATGTTATGAATAAAGAAGGTTGGAATCTGGCTCTAGAACATGGTGAAACTATAGATGGCGCTGACTATCAAGCTCTAAATATATCTAAGGATATTGGAAAAGTTAACTTGTTAGCACATCTCGGTTCAGAGGAATCAGTTATAGGATTAAGCTATAACTTCTAAACCAAAAGGGCAGGCAACTGCCCTTTAAACTTATAAATAAGTAAGTGTATAATATGGAGAAATAAATTATGAGTTTTTGGACAAAATTTGTTGACTTTCTAATTGGTCCTCCTACAGGAGAACGAGCTAGAGATAAAAAAGGTCGTTACAAAGCTGACGACAAATCCACCCCAGGTACTAACGAAGCCTATAAAGATGGCAGAACTCCTAAGAAAAGGAAAGGCCGTCCTAAAGGTTCTAAGAATAAAAAGGCTAAATAATGGCACAAAAATTTAGACAGGTTAATGAAGGCCTTGATTGGGTATTCCAAGGTAAAGGTAAAAAAGAACAAATAGACAGATTAAAGGAACTAGCAGCAAACAATCAGACTATCGTTCCATTAGTCCGTTGGGGTGTAGGTGCTGAGATTATTGACTGGGGTCTGCCTGAAGGTATGCCTGATGGCAATAAAATACAAGATGATATACCAGATGGTATGGGAGAAACTACTATTCTTCTTGAATGGAGAAGGATTAAATCCTTTACAGATCCACAAAGTAATATGAAAAACTTACCACAATGGAAACAAGAGATGAGCTGGTTACAAATCCTAGAAGGTATTCATCATAAGGAAGCAGACTTGCTTACCCATGTTAAAGATAGAGCTTTAATTGTATTGTATCCTAAATTAGAAGGACTATTAAAAGACTTAGGCATTACAAAATATGATGCTGTTACTAAAAAAACAAAAAAGGCTTTTAAGGCAAAAGATACTTCTAAGAAAATGGAAGAGCTAAAAGCAAAGGTAGACTTTACTGAAACACCAACGGCATAAATACAGATGTGTCGAAAGGAAGCCCAAATAAAGAAACATTTTGCTCTTATCCGTTTGAGAACTTATTCTTAGAGACAGACGGTAAAGTTAAACCTTGTTGTGCCATGGAAGGCTCACTAGGTAACATAAAAGAAATCCCTATAAAAGAAATAGTAGATGGACCTCTCATTAAAGAGATGAGAGAGTCTATTTGTAATGGTGAGTGGCACCCTGCCTGTATTGGTTGTAAGACTTACGAGTCTAAAGGTATGGAATCACAACGATCTCAGAATGCACTAGGTAGATGGGACGACTTAAAAGATAAGATAACACCTGATTACTTTGCACTAAAAGAAACAGACTTACGATGGAGTAATACTTGTAATCTATCGTGTACATATTGTGGTCCACACTTTTCATCACAATGGGCTAGAGTTAAAAACGATTACAAGTGGAAGAACCTACCTGATACACCAGACTCAATGATTGATTATATGTTTACTGTTCATGGTGATACATACAAGTCTGCTAGTTTATTAGGCGGTGAGCCATTACTATTAAAACCCAATCTTAAACTTATTGAGAAGGCTAAAGACTCAGAGGACTTTAAGTTTTTTGTATTGAGTAATTTTATGTCTCCTATGGAAACAAATGACATAGCACAGGCCTTACTAGAATTTCCTCAGGTACAATGGCAAGTTAGTTTTGAATGTATAGGTCCTCGCTTTGAATATGTAAGACACAATGGTGTCTGGGATATATTTGAACATAACTTAAGATATATACATGAACGTTCAGGACAAAAGATAAGAGTATTCCCTACATATTGTGTCTATTCTGCTCTAAATTTAGCAGAATTTTATGATTATGTACTTAATTCTGACATATTTGATAGGAACATAGGTTGGACTGGTCTTATTACACCACGAGCCTTAGATATAATGGAACAAAAACCTCACATTAAAGAAGAAGCATTAAAACAATTAGACCTAGTGTTAAATAATGTAGACATAGGCCCTAAAGAGCCACAACACCAACTTCTATTAGGATTTAAAAAGGCATTAGAAGATAGATTATGTGAGTCTGGAGAAGACTTTACAAGTTTCCATGCAATGACAGATAGATTATTAGGAAAGATAAAAGGACCACTTACTGAGGATAAATTGCCATCTAAAAAGCTGTGGCCTATATTATTCAGGTAGTTTCTCAGGGTCTGGTCTGTACTTATCATAAAACCTACCCCATTGCCAACCCTCTGGTAGTGGTTCACTAACAGCTATTGTAGTAGTTACACCATCAGGTGATACACACCATCTACGACGCTCTTTGAGTGCTGCAGCCTGGTGCATTTTCTGTCTTGTTTCCTTTGTATGCCTACGACCCCACATAGGATTATTCTCACCACCTCTTGTGCCAGTCATAGTTCTAGATACTTTCTCTCTAAACTCAGGACCTCTACCATTTTGTACTGCTGGATGATTCTCACCTAACTTTGCCTCTCTTATTCTTTCTAATCCTTCTGGTGTGTGCTTAGCAGTACGAGCTCGTGCTGTATCGCTTTTAATGTTAAGTCCTAAGTATAGTGCATGTTCTCTTATCTGTTCAACAGTAGAGAACCTTCTAACCAGCTCTCTAGGTTTAGGAACATCTTGTACATGGTCACTATCTGTGATATAAATTTCGTTATTATGGATAAAGAGAAAGAATAAGTTTGTCATTTTGCTATTATAAATCTTGCAGAACGTCTTGTTCTGGAAGTCATGTACTCATATGTAAATTTAATAAAATCATCGGCTTCATCATTAACTTGTTCAATAATTATAGGTTGTACGACATTTGTTACATGTATTGCACTTAACCAACCACGTTCATCATCATACCATTTCTTTTGTTTTTGATCTAGTTTACTCTTTACAGATGTTAGAGTAAGTTTTGCATTTGGTTTCTTATCACCTGGAGCGTTGTATTCTCCTATTGGTAATAGTTCTGTTTGTGGTAACCATTTGTTCTGTTCTTCTGACCATTTGTCCCAGGGTGGTAATGCTCCTACGACATATTTAGTATCTTTTTGTGCTTGTTTAAACTTTTCATTACCTCTTACGAAAGCATTAAAGA